TGATCCCTAATCTCGTCCAGGTCCCTGTATTTTTTGTCAACGAACACGTTCGCCTCGACCTGGTGATACTGGTTTCTCGATTTCCGCCAGTAAAACAGCACCTTAACGTTCGTGAACTGCCTGTCGGCATCCTCGAATCTAGGTTCGATGCTTTCAACGGTTATCCGCATATTTTATCTCCGCATTACGCGCCTCGCCTACAAACTGTGGCGGGCAATATAAACAACTTACAGGAGGAAGGAACGATGGATATCAATTTACTGGTAATCTTCAAATTATTTGTGGCGGCGCTCATGGCCGCGGCCGGCATGGCCATAATTTTCATTCTTCTTTTCGTCCTGCTGCCCTTGTTAGCAGCCAGGCTATATAAGCTTGGTGCAGGCTCATGCAAAGAAGAAAGCCGCTGACGTTTACGATCGTTATGAAATACCAGTATCTGCCGGCATCCAGGTTGAAGTACATGACGCCGAAATCGAAGGCGACCAGCATGCTCCATACGGCCACTAGGCCCGCTATCGTCGAGGATTTGATGTTGACTAATAATTTCGCGGGGTCCAAATCCATTTTCACCTCCATTATATAGGCGTTTTATGACCTACCGAGAAATCAAGGCACAGCTGGCGCTCAAAGGGATCAAGAGCGTGGACATCGCCGCGGCGGCGGGATGCAGCCGGGGGGCGGTCAGCCAGGTTGTCAGCGGCAAACGGGGTTCGCCCCGGATCAGGAAGGCCATAGCCGCAAAGCTGGGGATGCCGGTTGGCAAGCTTTGGCCTCCTGCGGAATAGTGTAAACATTTTACCCGTCTTTGTCAAGCCCTATTTTACGTGAGGCCTTCATGCCGCACGCCATAACCCGCCGTGGACGCTGTTTCTGGTATTTCACCGACCCGGGCGCCTTCAGCTTGGCGATGCAGGATATGATGCTGGAGTTCGGCGACAGCGGATTCCTCTGCTACGCCGGCAACGAGCCTGAACACAACCAGGATTGACGACATGCCGGAAACCGCCGCCCCCGAAGTTTTCCTGACCGTCGACCAGGCGGCCGCGCTGCTGCGCATGACGGTGCGGCATGTCCGGCGGCTTTGCCTGTCCCATAAAATCAAATGCCGTTCAGCCAAGGGCAACGGCGGCCGCCAGTACCGGATACTGCTGTCCTCCCTTCCCGAGGAGGCGCGGCGCCGCTGGACCGGACAGCGGCGGCCGGCTGCGATCCGGCCCGAGGACTTCCGCCCGGACCCGGCCGAGCTCGAGGCTGACGCCTTGGTTTATTCGCAGGCGCCGGACTGGCGGAGGCGCACGGCCGACAAGTACCTTCGCATATTCCACGAGTCCGCCGGCGCCCGGGGCGCCGAACTGCGCCGGTGGCTGGCGGCCTGGAATGCGTCCCACCCGGACATGGCCGCGTCGTATCCGCGGGTGGTCGAGGCTCGCAGACGCTACTATGAGCTGGGGGTGTCCGGTCTGCTGGCCCAGTACGGCAAGTCGGCCGGCGGATCCACGGCGCCGGACGGGGCCTACGAGTATTTCAAGGGCGTTTACCTGAAGCAGGGCGCCCCCAGCCTCAAAAGCTGTTGGACCCTGGCCCTGGGCCGTTCGGTGAAGGTCGGCGAGGTTCCCGACGCCGCCTCGTTCCCCGAGGCCTCGGCCTTCCTGCGGCGGCTCAAGCGCGAGATGCCGATGGACGCCATCTACTGCGCCCGCTACGGCTACGCGCTGTGGAACCGCAAGTACGGGCCCTACATTAAGCGGGACTATGCGGCGGTGCTGCCCGGCGACTGCTTGGTGTCGGACCACGCCCAGGTGGACGTCCGGGTGAAGCTGCCCGGCGGCAAGGCCTGCTGCCCCTGGATCACCGTCTGGCGCGACTACAAGAGCGGCAAATGGCTGGGCTGGCTGCACCACGCCGAGGCCCCGAACTCCGATCACATATTCCAGTCGTTTTACTACGCGTTGCGGGACCACGGGCTGCCCCGGGACGTGATCATAGACAACGGAAAGGACTACCGCTGCCGCGACTTCGCCGGGGGCCGCAGCGTTGTCCGAACGGAAGTTGATCCAGGGACGTCGGGGGCCATGCTGGCACAACTGGGGATCACGCCCCACTTCGCCCTGCCGTACAACGCGCAGACCAAGCCCATCGAGCGGGACTTCCTGCGCAACAAGGAATGGTTCTCGGTGCATATGCCCGGCTACCGGGGCGGCAACGTCACCGAGCGGCCGGAGGCCCTGACGGCCGAGGAGAAAGCCGGCAGGATATTGGCCTGGGACGAATATCTGGAGTTGATGGACCGGTTCATCGTTGACTGTGCCAACCGGATGCCGTCCCAGGGCGAGGCCCTGCGGGGCCGCTGCGCCGACGAGTGCTGGGAAAGCGAGCATCCGGGCATCCGCCGGGTGACGCCGGAGGCGCTGCGCCTGTTTTGCATGCGCACCAGCCGCGATTGCACGATCGGCCGCAACGGCGTCCGTGACTGCGACCTTCAGGTCGCGTACTGGGCCGAGTGGATGCCTGCGGCCAAGGGCGAAAAGGTCTATCTGCGGCGCGACATCAAGTCCTACAACGAGGCCTGGGTATTCCGGGCGGAGGATCACGAGTTCCTGGGGACCGCCCAATTGGCCCAGCAGGTGGCGGCGCTGGCCAAAAGCGACGTGCACAAGGGGCAGCTCCGGGATGCCCTGGCCCAGGTGCGCCGGTCTCGGAAACTCACCATGTCGTACATCAATGGGCTGGAGCAGACCACGGCCGACGACAAAATCATGCACCTGGCGGCCGGGATCCAGGCGGTGAACGACACCCGGGGCTGGAAGCCGGACGCCGTGAAGGTTGGTGAGAAGCGAATCGCCCTGACGGCCATGGACCTGACCCTGGCCCGGGAGCGTGAGGCGCGGGCCACCGGAACCTACGACCTTTCGGCCATCGCGCCGCCGGAGCCGCCGCGGAAGCCGAAGATCTACATCTTCGAATCGGACCGTGATGACGACCGTAAATGAGTCGGCGCTGGAACGTCTCACCACCCGCGATCTGTGGGAGCGCCGCCGGCTGCTGAACCAGGCGAAGCACGCCGGCTCTCCGGGCCGGCGGATAACGGCCGTCGAAAGGGAGTTGGGCGCCATTAAACGGATCCTTCATAAACGTTCAAAACAACATCAACTTCAGGAGGGTTGATCATGCACCAGGACCAACTGCGGGCCGAGGTCCGCGCCATTCTGGCATCCGGCCAGTCCATGATTTCGATCGGAACCGCCATCGGATTGTCAGGGCCGGTCATCTCCGAATGGCTCGCCGGAAAGTACAAAGGCAACAACGACAAGGTCGCCAAGTCCATCGAGGGTTGGCTGCTGCGCCACAAGGAGCGGAAACAGCTGCCCAAAAAGGTCATCGGCTTCGTGGCCACCACCGCCGCCCGCAAGGTGTTCGAGGTGGCCCGGCTCTGCCATCTGGACGGCGAGATCGGCATCTGCTACGGCGAGGCCGGGGTGGGCAAAACCCGGGCGCTCTTGGAGTACGCCGAGAAGAACGATGACGTCATCCTGGTCGAGGCCGACCTGGGCTATACCGCCAAGGTGCTTTTTCAGGAGCTGCACCGCAAGCTGGGCCTGTCCGGTTCCGGCCCCATCAACGACCTCAAGGATGCGGTGATCGCCAAGCTAAAGAAGAGCGGCCGCCTGATCATAGTGGACGAGGCCGAGCACCTGCCCTACCGGGCGCTGGAGCTGCTGAGGCGGCTCAACGACAAGGCCGGGGTGGGCATTCTGCTGGTGGGCATGCCGCGGCTGATAAACAACCTGCGGGGTAAGAAGGGCGAGTACGCCCAGCTCTACAGCCGCGTCGGCGTGGCCTGCAAGCTGGACGGCCTTAAGCCTCACGACACCGAGGAGCTCGTCAGGTCGCTCATACCCGGCGGGGCGCACTACAAGGCGTACCATGAGGCCAGCCAGGGGAACGCCCGGGTACTGTGCAAGCTGCTGCTTCGCAGCCTGCGGGTGGCCGAGATCAACAAGCTGAACATCACCGCCGAGCTGATCCACGAGACGGCCCGGATGCTGATCATCTGAGGCACCGGCCATGTCGAAAAAAATCGCATACTATCGATGCCCTCACTGTTACGAGGCTCTGACGGCATTGGTGCCCGGCAAGAACGAGGTCACCCGCCACAAAAGATACTGGGATTCCATGGTTGAATGCCCGGCCTGCAAGAAACTGCATCACAAAAGAGTGTACCCCAACGGCCGCGTCCACGTAGCGACCGGCAAGGCGGCGGTCAAATGAGCGACGACCCCAAGCTTCTCCCCTGTCCGTTCTGCGGCGCCGAGGCGGAGAGTCGCCGCATCGGCGAGAGCGGCATTTTCGTCGTCTCCTGTTCGAATCCCGAGTGCGGCGTCAGGCCGTCGACTTTCGCCTTGAGGGCCGAGGTCGTCGAGATATGGAACACCCGCTACACACCGGCGGCCGCCGGCCCGGGTCCAACCGAATAACCCTCAAACGATGGAGGAGCCATGAAACGGTTGCTGCTTGCTGTGCTGGCGTTGTCTTTTCTGGGCTGCGCCGGCATGCCCAAAAAGGACGTGGTGCTGCTGGACAACTATCTCGAGTTCAAGGGGAAACTGGCCAAGTACGAAAGG